CGCGAATATGTATTGCACCGTTTTCAGTTATATCACTGAAAGGAACTAAAGCTGAATTACTGTTTAACAAATATGGCAAAATCATTTCTCCACCTGTTGAATTAGTTGGATTTAATAAAATATGATTGCGTTGAGATGCTGAAATAATATTCAATTTATCCGTCGTTTTATATGAAGTGCAAGTGTCTATTGCATATAAAGGATGATAATCCACCATCACTCTCCCATAATAAAAGGGATTTCCGTTCAAAACAAATTTCAAACGCAAATTAGCATGTAAGAGATAAAAATTATTCATCCTATTAATAACTCGTGGATTTGTGATAAAATCTAACCATGGATTAAATGAAGCTGAAAATTCAACTCCAGTTTGCCATGTGAATTCACGAATAACTATAGGACGTTCAAAGAAATCCTCTAAACCATGCTTTCCCGTATGTCCTAACATAAATGTAGGATCAGGATAGTGTTCAACGGAATTAATCACCTGTGTATCACCATCATGAAATTGCACCGTTTCTTTTTCATTTCCACCTTCCGTTTTTATAAAATTATTATTAATATTTAAAGTAGCAATGCAGTTATCACACTCAAACGATCGCATTAAACTATTTGAGCGGTTACAATATGGACTAAGCCCTAAATAAGGCATACACTCTGGGGTGCTATCAAATATGTTGAAAAGCCTATCATAATGTCGTATTGTGGCAACATCATGCTGGTAATCCAGTTCAACACAATTTTCACTATCATATGATTGTGAAGTGAGTTTAACGTCATCACAGGACGTGTCCATAACAGCAACGTGTTCAGCAACTAATTCTCTATGATAATTGCTCAAAAACCAATTTTCAAAGTCTTCATAGCTATAAATTCCACCATTAAATAAATCCAAAACATTCGGATGATCTTTTAATGCTTCAATAATTCCATTTCTGAAATATTGATAAGTTTCTCTTCCGTGGAAAAATGCTTCTCTTAAAACATTTTGAATGGCATTATACGATTGCTCTTCCATAGTCAAAGCTTCACTGCGTCTGTGCGATTGCAAAATTTTAAATAATGTATTAATTTCTATTGGTGCCAAATAACATTGGTATTCCTGTGACCATACTGAACTTCTCTTTAAAAAGTTACATTCCTCATTGCTAATGTATGGGACACTCTCTCTTTCTTTGTCAGCCATTGTATATGTTATTCCATATTTATGTAATGAATTGGCTATCGAAGTGTGATTAAACCAATCATTTCCTTCTTTAACTGACATTTTATTATCATCACCGTAACAAACTACTGCAACTACTTGATTAAATAATGGAGGATTTTCAATAGGGCACATTTCATAATATGCATACCTTAAATATAAACTATTAACCAAATTATTTAAAAATACTGTTAAAGAATGA